CTCACCTTCGCCTTCACATTGCCTCACTCCGCCAACACGGTACGCCAACCCCACAGACTCACACGGAAGAAGCTCCAGGGCCGCCTTCGTCTTGCCACCGTAGACTACGGTGGTGTCGATCGCGATCAGCCCTCGGACCGCCAACTTCGCCTCATACCCGTGCGTGATCTCGTGCCTGTCGTCCCCATGGTCCTACTCGAGACCGAGCGTCACTACCGCGTGACCGAGGTGCCCGAGTGCCAGCTGGGTCCCATTTTTGGGATGTGCCCCCCCGTGGTTGTCGGCTCTGACGTGGACAGTGTGCTCGCCTGTTTTGGCAAGCGCATGAACTACGACACTGCCGCCGAACCCACACCGGAGTTTGTGCGCAACTCCCACTCGCTTATGCGTAAGGTTTGCGTCGGTTTTGAAGCATTTGACTACTGCCCTGAGATTTACCGTAGCTGGTACATGAAGCAGAGTCCTGCAAAGCAGGTGGCCATGGACGCCGCCTACGCAGTCTTGCACGACGCAACCCCGGGTCTACTCGCGACCAAGGAACTGATGGTTAAGGCCGAGGTGCTGCTCAAATGGAACGATCCATCCTGGGCACCTCGTGCCATCGCCGTCGGGTCACCCGAGTACAACGTCCTCACAGGTCCTGTCCAAGACCTGTTGAACAAACGTCTGGCCCTCGCTCTTGACCAATTTGATGGTCCGATCAACTTTTGCATGGCCTATGCAAAGAACGACGTCGACCTCGCAGCCTTCATCGACTGCGCGGCGCCTCTTTACGTCGAAGGAGACTTCTCCGCCAACGATCGTGACCAAATCAAGTTCGCCATGGAGCTTACGCGCGAGTGGTCCCGCCAGCTCGGTGCGCCAAAATGGTATTGTGACCTTCTCACTCTCTTGAACGACAAAGTCTACGTGAACCGTGACTACGGCCTTTGGGCCAAGGTACGCAACATGCTAGACAGTGGCGCCACAAATGGAACGTTCCGGAACACCATCTGGAACATCAGTCTGTTCTATCACACGGTCACTGTTCAACGCATTCCCCGCGCACGCGCCCTAGCCCTCGGTGACGATATCCTCGCCGCGGTCTGGGGTAACTTCTCCACATCCAGGTGGTCTGATTCATGCCTCTCTGAGGGCATGAGACTCAAGGCCAAGGAGGTTCGCTTGCATGGGGAGGCCACCTTCCTATCACGGTTCTTCAACATCGACACGCCCACACCTTGCATGGTCCCGCTTTTTGGTAAGGCCCTTGCGCGATTCAACGCCCGCTCCAACCGCAACACCAGCGTCTCTGACCCGGCCTACATCAAGGCCAAGGCAGCTGGATATGCGTACGAGTTTCGACGTTCGCGCACGGTCTCACTGGCGTTTTTACGGCTCTACGACTCCATCGATATTCCTGAGGAACAGCTACTCCTCACGGAACTTTCTTGGTGGACTCGCACCCGCGTCAACAACATCAAGCAGCTTTTGCAGGCGGCGCGCTTCCCCGACGTGTTCCTGTCGGAGGACGACGAGCGCGACGTCTACGGGTGGCGTTACGATATCGGTCTCACTGACGTCGAGAGGTTGTGCACCATGATGATCACGGAGCGAGAGCCCATCATCGTGCACGACGAAGTGGTCACTAACCTCAACATCGACTTTTAAGCTTGGACTTGCGCACATTCACTGGTGCCCTCGGGGTACCCGGCCTATTGGGATATGGCCCGTTTCATGCCCACCCCCTATAAACAAA